CCCAGCCACTTTTTCGGCACCGTCAGATAATTGCTTTCGGTAACGAGCCTGTCCGCCCTCGGCGCTTTGATGTACTTGTTTGCCCAGTTCTGAGCCGATTTCGGGGGATTGAAGGACTTGAACTTGTAAGCCCTGTCTCCGCCTCTGATGACCGACTGTTCTATCTTTCGGACAGCCTCGGGACCCGAGAACTGGTCAAGTTCCTCAAACCACAGAATGCCGATGAACCCGAAGGGGACTTTTATGGACTTGATCTTGTTCTCATCGTCCGCCCCTCGGAAGTATATCTTCTGTCCCGTCTTTGTTTTGGTTATCTCCAGCGGAGATTTTGTGGCAGCATATTCATCGTCAAGACCGAGGGAAAATATCGCCCACAGCATCTGATTATACACCGAATCTTTCAGTGTGTTGCCCACCTGGCGGAGAATGCAGGCGTGCATATCCTCGTTTTTCTCCAGCAGGTCGATGACCGCCAGCGAGATAAACGAGGACTTGGCAGAACCTCTTCCGCCCGGGAAAACATATTCGGAGTGTTCGCCCTCGGCAATGTCAAACAGCACCGATGAAAAGGCAGGAGCCACCATGCTTGCGGGAATGCCGCCGTAAGAAAAGCCCTCCCGATCGTCCGCTGAGGGGAAGTACCTTTCACGGTCAAGCTTAAGGCGAGCGTTGTCGTACCTGATCCTGTGCCGCATCATATCGTCGTCACGGATAATGCTCCGCAGCTCCTTTACCGCAGCCACATCGCCCATTTTAGCCTGTTTGAGCAGTGCTGCATTGACCGCAAGCATATTGTTCACGTCTTGTTCGTCCAGCTCATCGAAGTTCACGCCCATATCAGAAAGGAGCTGGTAGTCCGCCACCTGAGAAGCAGGCAGCGACAACAGCAGCTCCATACATTTTTTCATATCACGCTTTTTCCGCCTTGCCTCACCCGATGCCTTGCCGCCTTTTTGAGTGATTTCTCGGAGTTCACTCGGAGTTCGTTCGGAATTTGATATTAGATTTTTTTCATTCACGGGTCACCACCTGCTTGGTTTGGAGTATAAAAAAATCCGCACGGAAGGTTATTTCCGTACGGCGTTATGATTATTCGCTTGTGTTTTTTTGAGCTTGGAATATTTTTTTAGTAGAACCAATAGATTTAAAATCAAATTGATAAACAATGAGTACAGTATTACAAGGTATATTGATTGTAAAAATGGTACGCTTATAACAGGTTCTATCATACACATTGAAAGCAAAATAACTGATAATAAAATTTCATAGCTCGCAATTTCTTGTGATTCGTTAATAACTGCGGTGATAGTTATATTTTCAGAAGCACTTGTATTAGTAGAACAATCGTGATCATCGTAAAATGCAATATATGCAAAAAACATTGATATCAATATTGAAATAGCGGTACCCATAAATTCAACAACACTTTTGGAATCTTCTGTTACTTTCATAATAGCTATTCCCATAAAAATTGGTGCTAAAATAAATGAATATATTAGGTTATACTTAAAAATTATATCTTTAAAATATGATTTTATAATATCAAATACGTTTAAATGGGATAATGCTGATTTACTGCTAAATACAAGCAACAAGGATAATACCAAATATGTTATCGGATTTTCAAACAATGACTGCAAAATCTCTTTCAATCACTTTCTCCTCCTTGGTTTCTTCATTTAATTCATTATAAAATGTATATTCAAGTCTTTTATCAATATTAACGTTATCAACTGGTAATCTTTCGATAATTTGTGCTTCTGTCAAGTATGGCAAAACATTTTCTATCATTATATTAAATAATCTTTCAGGCACTACATTGGGTTCGTCTTTGAAATGTTCGCTAATATCTTCCGATACTTTTGTGTTGGTATAAGCATTATAGTTTAAGGTCTTATTGTTAAATTCGACTGAAATATTTTCCAATTCCTCTTCACCATTTGCTAGTCCTGTGAGAGTGCTTAATTTCGTTCTATTGGTAAATAGTTTAATCCAGAATTCGACGTTATTTATTACAGGCCTCTTAATAATAGTGGTTTTACTCGATGTAGTTAATGTTGTTGTCTGACCTAATCTATCTTCTACAGCAATAGTGTTATTTGGAGCATATACTTCGTATTTAATTGATTTAACTTTATCATCATTAAAAAGCTGCATTATCATGCGTGTCGGAGCGACGTTAATTATTTGCACTGTATAATTAGGATTTACTTCAGCCACCATATTATCTAATCGTGTCTTCATTTGAGCTGTGATACCATTACGACCAACAGATTGCAAAACCAAAATTGCAGAATCTCTTTCAGGATTATAAAAAATTCCAAATCCAAATGGAAGAACAGGCGCTTCAGTGGAATTTATCGGTCTTCTCATTGCAGTGTTGGCTGAATCGACCAGCTCGCCTTCAATGCCATAATTGCCACTTTTAACTATTCCTGTTATAGATTTAAAGTAGAAAAGACCATCATAATAATGATTGTTTAAGTTAAATAACTCAGCTCTAAAAAGATTTTCTTTTTTAGTATCATTTTGATATGATAAAGCGCAATTATAAAAATATTTCTTTGCTATATTGCTAAAGTCGTTTCCGTATTTGTCTACTATATCTCCAATTACAACAGGATAAGAATGTTTTTTGTCGAGCGTTTCAAATACTGTCATGGTATAGTAGGTCAATGTTATTTTTGCCATATATGTTACACCTCACGTAAAATATTTTCTACATAATATCACAAAAAAACAAATATGTCAACAAAATTTGGAAACTAATTTAAAAAATGCTAAAAATGGAGAAAAATCAGCAAAGAATATCGCCTGACGGCCGTGAGGTGCCGAGCAGGCGATTTTGCATTCTTTGCATGATATAATAATACATCAGAAAATTGCCCCGTACCCGCACAGATTTAAAGAATTTCTCCAAGCTCGGATGCAAGAGTTATCAGAAAATCGTGGCGTATAGCCTGACATGTGCGCTCACAGTTCAGTGTATCACAATATATCATAGGAGTGCTTCCGCAGACATTCTGCATAATAAAACGCTGTTCGTGATCCGGAAATACCGCAAGTGCTCTTTCAACAGCAGCAATTCTCTTTCGCAGCAGAGCGGTATGCTTTTCAATCTGCTCCGTTACCGACTGAACGGGCTTGGATATCCCGCTGCCATGCACAGTGCAGTCAGGCGTGCTGTATATCCTGTCAAATTCGATGGACTTTATTCGGCGCTTGTTATCCTCATAGCTGCGTGCCACGGAAAGCACACGCTTGTAAACCTCTTTGTCAAGATATTTTGGTATGTATGTCCTCATTGCTTGTTGCTCCTTTTAATTTTGTATTCATTCTCTTCCTCAGTCCCAGATCTCCCGTGAGCAGTCCCACTACCATTACTGCCTTGTCGGCGATATCGTAAATATCGTCGGACTTTTCAAGCTCGCTCCTGAGAGTGCCCGCCTGCTTAATGTTGTACTGATACTGTGCATACATCAGGGTGTATCTCTTGTGCTTCTCAATGTCCTGCATATATTCGGAATACGCTATCCGCTTCATACGTTCAGCAAATTCCTTTGGCATACCGCCGAATTTGAATTTTTCGTAAAGCCTTCGCAGGCGGTCAAGGTAGCGGTACTCGGGAGCGGGAAGGCTATCGAGATTTATGCTGCCGTCATAAGCCTGCCGCTCAAGTTTTTTTAATTCCTGCTCGGTCAATTATATATCACTTCTTTCTCTTTGGTGGAGGGGGTGGAGGGTTTGGAGCGTATTTTAAAACTTTTATATTATACTATATAATTTATAAAATACTTTTTTATTTTAGGGTTAAACCCTCCACCCTATCCACCCGGATATATTTTGTTAATAATTTACGGTAAATCTGCTTTGAGGGATTTCATTGATATTTATGCCTCTGTACATATTGGCACTCTTGGCTTTTATCTTCGGAAACCTCTTCGACATCTCCATACCAAACTTCGTGCTGCTCATGCGGTATTCACAGTAATCTTCGCACCATTGGGAATAAACAGCAAACAGCTTGTTGGCACTTACACTCTCACCCTCTCCGATAATGCAGCAGGCATCAATGAATGTTGATATCACATCCATTTCACGGCGGTATTCATTTACCGAGTTAAGCACAGCCGCAGGCATTTCCAACCCCTCACGCTGCCACAGCATACAGCCGTCAACGCACCACCTGAGTATTGCGGGCAGCTCTGATTTAAGCTTATAGGGCAGCCTGCGGTCAACCTTTTCCTCGGGTATCTGCACGGTAAACGGTATCAGATGAATACGCCGCCATATACCCGTATCAGTGCCACGTATAACAGGCTTGTGATTTGTCGCCATCCAGAGCTTGAACTCGGGCTTGAACTCAAATTCGTCACTATACAGCTTACGGGCGGTGACAACATCATCACCTGTAAGCTGTTTGAGCAGTCCTTCGTTTATCCTCATGCCCTCGTTTGGTTCAACAGATGTAACGAGCCTTGCGCCTTTAAGACGTGCGATATCGCTGTTTGCACCGCTGCTTCCGCCGCTTCTGACCATAATGGTCTCCGGCTGAATGTTGGTGATATATCCGCCGAAAACATCACGCAGCACTTCAAGAAAAGTGGATTTGCCGTTTCGCCCTGTGCCGTAAAGGAAGAACACACACTGCTCCGCCGTGCTTCCTGTCAGGCAGTAGCCGACAGCCTTTTGTATGTAGCGTATAAGCTCTCTGTCGCCGCTGAAAATGTCATTGAGAAATGATATCCATTGTGGACAGTCGGCGTGGTCGGTGTATTCTGCCGAAAGTATCTTCGTGATATATTTTTCCGGGTCATGGGGGAGAAGCTTTCCCGTTTTCAGATCTATCATGCCGTTGGGAGCGTTGACGATAGTTTTGTATCTGTCGAGAGATGACGGAAGTATCGGCACATGATGCTGGAGCTCCTCCACCATATTTTTCTTGGACTTACGGCTGCGTGACGCTTTCATGTGTTTTTCAAATGCCTTGGTGATATCGTCCTCCGCACCGTTTTCCGAAAGATAATAGGCGTACTCCTTTTTCATGTCGTCAATGGCACTGTCTGCAATGCGGTAAATGGTGCCTGTATCATCATAGCACCATCGGCGCTCATCGTAATACATCCACCTGCGTTCAACGTGATTATATCGTATCTTCCCGCCAAATTTATCCATGATGCGCAGGGCGTTGCCCATATCGTCCATGGTGTGCAGAACAGGCTTTTCGGTGCCGCTGTTTATGGATATGGAGTAACCGTCAGAACCACCTTTGGAGTTGTACACTTCACGGGTACTCTCCACAGCTTTTAGAATAGTGAGCTTTCCGTATGTGCTGCCTGACTGCCTGCGGTCCCATTTGTCACGCATAAGACCCGATGCACGGAAAGCTTCATCTATCTTGTCGGGGTCAGCTCCCAGCCAGAATGAAAGCATATTGCACAGTGACAGGTCAGCCTCCGACTGGGATTTGAAATAATTTTCAAACCGTCCTGCGTAAAGGTCGGAGAACATGGCTCCCTGCTTTGAGCGCCTTGCCGCTTCCAGCGCCTCCGATACGGAAAGGGAGCAGGGAGCGGAAGATATCTTCCGCCTCTGCTGCGGCTCACGTCCGCCGCCGATGTATTTTTCATGCAGCCCCTTTATTGCCTCGGTGCCGTCGGTTATCTCCGCATATTCGGCGCAGATGTTCCCCGTCATCACAAAGAAGCGGCCGCTTTCATACATCTCAACGCCGTTTTTGTCCGAACGTCTGCCGCCTTTGGGAAGGGAGCCTTTGCAGATGATGTGAATGCCTGTGCCTGACTGGGACTTTTCCGTGTATGACTGCAGTGTGTGGATAAATTCGCCGATGATGTTGTTGTCATCGCCGCCCTCAAAGGCTTTCAGTGCATCTGTCTTGCCGTCAAGGTCAACGCCGAAATATCCGGAATTGTTGAAGATAAATCCTATTCCCGAAAATCGGCAGGAGCAGCTGACAGCTGTGTCAAAGTCGCTCCACGTCTCGGGATTGTTGCTCTGGGCCTGTCCGCCTGTATAGGGGTTTATGGGTATCTTGCTGATATGGTCGGGACGGTCGGGCTTGGGGTCGGGGACAGCCTTCCAACACACCCAGTTTTTCAGTATTTTTATCTCTTCGGGTATGTATTCATACATTTCCCCTCACCTCCCGATTTCAGAATGGCAGATCACTGTCGCTGATGACCTCTTCAAAATCGCTCAGATCTGCCGCTGTTGCTGTGGGTACCGTAGGAACTGCAGCCGAAGCGAACTGCTGCTGAGGCTT